ATGGGCACGATCACATCACGCAAGCGCAAGGACAGCTCGACGGCCTATACGGCGCAGATACGGATCAATCGGGACGGGAAGACAGTTTATCAGGAAAGCCAGACCTTCGACCGCAAGCAGGTCGCCCAGGCTTGGATCAAACGCCGGGAGACGGAGTTGGCCGAACCCGGTGGTATTGAGCGCGCGAACCGCAAGGGTGTGACGATCAAGAAGATGATCGAGCAGTACCTGGACGAGTACGAAAAGATCCGCCCGCTGGGCAAAACCAAAAGCGCGACGTTGAATGCGATTAAGGATACCTGGCTGGGAGAGCTCGACGATTCGGCATTGACCAGCCAGAAGTTGGTGGAATTCGCGCAATGGCGAATGAGCAAGGAGGGAGGTGGCGTCCAGGCGCAGACAGTCGGTAACGATCTGTCGCACTTGGGCGCGGTGTTGTCCGTGGCGAGACCGGCCTGGGGTTATGAGGTGGATGCGCTGGCCATGCCGGACGCGCGCAAGGTATTGCGCAAACTGGGCATGGTGAGCAAGAGCAAGGAGCGCAACCGTCGGCCGACCTTGGCGGAGCTGGATAAACTGATGACACATTTCTTCGAAATGCAGGCGCGTCGGCCAGGTTCGATCCCCATGCCGAAGATGATCGCTTTCGCGCTCTTCTCGACCCGTAGGCAAGATGAAATCACCCGAATTCGTTGGGATGATCTCGATGAAGGGCGGCAGGCTGTCCTGGTACGGGACATGAAAAACCCAGGGCAGAAGATTGGCAACAACGTGTGGTGTCATCTGCCAGATGAGGCGTGGGCGATTCTTCAGTCCATGCCCAAGAATGAAAAGGAGATTTTTCCGTACAACGGCAAGTCAGTGTCGGCGTCCTTCACCCGGGCGTGTCCGCTATTAGGCATCGAGGACCTGCATTTCCATGACCTGCGCCATGAAGGGGTAAGCCGGCTGTTCGAAATGGATTGGGATATACCGAGAGTATCCAGTGTCTCCGGGCATCGGGACTGGAATTCTCTCAGGCGCTACACGCATCTTCGGGGTAGGGGGGATCTTTACAAAAGCTGGCCGTGGCTGAAGTTACTACGCTAGCGTTTATATTGGCACCGTGCAGTCGTTGCTGGTTTTTAGTTGTTATGCAAGCTGTAGGGTGCCAAAAGTTAGTTCATTTTTTAGTTCTTTGATCGGTGTGGTTTTTTTTGAAGTGAAGGGTAGAGGATCGATATTGATATTTCTATAGATTAAAAGCTCTTTGGCCACGGGTCGTTGCAGATGACTTGAGTAGATGATGTTAAATGTTAAAGAGTTGTGTTCTTTGTAGATCTCCTGGATCTCTTCGCAGTTGTCGTAGGTGACAATTGTGGGGGCGTCAATAGTTTTGACCATTTCGGCAATGCGCAAGTGATCATCATGAGTGTAAAAGTTAGAGTACAGTTGGTCGGCTTTTTTGTAGTAGGGTGGATCGAGATTTATAAGCGTGTTTTTGTCTTGAGGGATACGCCTAATAAAGTCAATGGCGTCATCTGAAGAGACAGTTATCTTATCCTTCATTTCGCTTATGTCGGAAATCCGTTTGGCTAAATTTTCTTTGGTGTATCTAGCGTCTATCTTGTATTTTCCGTCTTGATTTTTGCCGCCGATGACGCCGCCCGTGATAATGCCCGAGCGATTTGTCCTGTTGAGGAAAAAGGTAGCAAAACCAAGCTCGAGTTCGGTGTGCTTGTGCTTGTGTGCGTTTAAATAAATCTCGCGCTGTCGTTCTCTTTCGTCGATGGTTACTTCGGTATCCAGCAGCAGCTTAATGAAGCTTTTGCTGTTTTTTGTGACTGATTCCCAGAAGCTGTAAATTGCTGGATCAATATCATTAATGACGATGTTTTTGACATAGTGATTGCTCAGCAAATAAATCGCAGCGCCCGCACCACCAGCGTAGGCCTCAACGTATGAACCATGTTGAATATTGTTGCTTCTCAAGATGTGTGCAAGCCAAGCGCCTAGCTTTGCCTTGCCACCGGGGTATCGCAGCGGTGTTAACATTGATTTTTCTCTAGAAAATTGATTATGGTATGAGATTTTTGCAAAGAATACAAACTGATTTAATTGCTCTCGTATAAGTATTTCATGCCTAAATCGTTCTGGCTGCCCCTCTTGAAAGTTGCATTTGTTCTTTGTTTGCTTTTTCTCTTTGGCGGTCAATGTAGTCTGCTAGATCTTTTAGGTGAATTCCAAGTGCAGCTTTTTGACTGTTAGCGCCAAGTCGAACAATGGGGACATTTATTTCTCCCGACATGCATTTAAGCTTGAATTTTTCTACCGTTAAATGCATGTAGTCCTTGCAAACTTGGTCTAAAGGGATAACAGCTTTTCCCTCGTACTGGGCCATCAGTAAAAATAGAGTATTCATGCGGCGTTCTCCGTTAGTGCAGGATCAACAAGTGCGGCCATTGTTAAGGCTTGTTCACGAAGAGTGCGTGTGTCGCGTTCGAGCTTTTGGCCGGTGCGAAAAGCACTGAATGTCTCGGCTGTGATCCGTAGTTTTCGGCGATATCCAGCAATGTCTGATTGTGTTCTCGGCTGCGAGCCCTTTTGTCCTTAAGCTTTTTACAATGTAGGGCAAGGCGCTGGTGATTGCCCGAATGGCCTGAAGGGGTGCTTCTAGTCTGTGGATGCTATGAGCATGCTCGTTGCGCTGATTGTGGGTGTCTTCGATGTGGTGATCAGCCCGGCCGCCACGATAACCGGTCCAGTAGAGTAGGGCGGCGGTAATGATGATGGTGATCAGTGCGCAAATTTGAATTGTTGCCATGTGCTGAGCCTCATTTAGTGCGAGTCGTTTGCCCCTGGACGGCAGGGGCTACCGGTGAATCAGGCTGCTGCAGTCAACGCTTGAGCGTCGAGGTAGTCGGCAAGGTCGTGCAGGTAAACCACCGGTTTGGCCCGAGTGGAGTCGTGCAGGCGCTTGACCGTGAGCTTGATGCGGCCCTTCTTGATTTCGGTCAGCAGGTGGCGATCAGTGCGGATGTGCGAGAAGTAGTGCTCTCGAACGGCTGCCAGCGTGGGGCACGGTGTTGCGAACTGGCGGCGAAGCTGGTCGAGGGTGTTGCTCATGCCGCGTCCTCCCCGGACCCCTCCAATGGGGGCAGCAACTTGAGGCGGATCAATTCGGCGAGGCCTTCTTTGCTTTTGCCCATGGCCGCCGCACAGACGTTGCCATGTTGATCGGCGACAACGGCACCGTAGGGGTATTCAGGCGATTTGGTCGGCGTGATGTAGGCGATTTGCCCTTCAAGGATCACGTTGTTGACGCAGCGGAATACCTCGGCCAGTTCGGTGGTAAGTACGGGCATGCTTTCCAGTAACTGGATAGCTTCTGTCGATGCGCCGACGAGCGTTGAGCGGCTGATAACACCCGGGCAGTTTAAGTAGATCGGAATCAGCTTTAGAGCGCCGAGGGCTTGCGTGTAGGCATTGAGGTTGTTTGTTTTCATGCAGCGGCGTCCTTTTTGGTGATGATGATTCCCAGTTTCTTGGCCAGCCATTCAATCCCTTCTTCCTTCACCATCACCACGGAGTAATGACGGCACTTGTTGAGGGATGGAATCAGGGTGCTGCGCGGATCCGAATACAGATAGCCGCGATCACGGTGCTGGCTGGCTAGATCGCCACTGCTGTTGAGAATGCCCAGCTCGCGCAACCTGGCGCGGAAGGCGCGGGGCTTGAGTCCGAGCAATGCGGCTGTTTCGTCCAGGGTGCGGTTCGTCATTGCGCGATCCTCAGACGACTGCTGCGCGTGTGTGTAGCGTGTCCACAATCTCGTTGAGATTGATTTGAAGGGCTTTAATGGTCCCGTCATTCGGTAGGAACCAGTCGCCCTCGGTACCCCAGATGCCGCCTTCGCTACGATGCGGCGCCACGGCATCTGCTGCGGTGCGCTGGATATGGATCACAATTCCGCCGCGCTGGCGGATGAATGACGCTTCATTCTCGAATCGCAGGTCGCTGACTACGAAGCCGCGAGCGGTTTCGTAGGTACGGGCCATTAGGTCAAGATTTTGCGAAGCCAGTAGCAGCCATAACTCGGGGTGCACTTTGTCACGGCCCCACTCGGTGCCGAGTGTCTGCATCAGGTAGCGTGGAGAGCGACCCAGCCACGGTAGAACTCGTTCCTTTTGCTCTCCTTCGAAATCGCACGGACTCAAGTTGAGGATATTCATCAAGCCGTCACGGAGCGGGTCGGCGAATGCGTAGGACTGGAATCCATGCTGGTTGACCAGATGCTGCGCGGCTGTGTCTTTGCCAGAACGAGCTACGCCAGCGAGGCCGATTAATAGAGGCTTCATGCTGCATCACCCCCGAATGGTTCGGGTTTGTGAGCGACGACATTTGCTTTCGAAGGTGCTAAGCGAGTGCCAGACGGCGTGACAATTACCAGTAGGCCGGTGTGCTTTTGAATCGCTTCAACGGCTGCTGGGCTAGTGCAAGCTGCTGGGTGTAGGTACACCGGGCAGCGAGTGTTGCTGTGCTGTGTGGTTCGCATGCTCGTACTCTTTGGTGAGAGATTTACGATGCAAACGATACAAATGCGTATTGATTGAGTCAATACGTATTTGAATTGATTTTTGCTTGTGCCAAAAAAACCCGCATTGCTGCGGGGCTTTTTTGTGGAATGTATTAGAAAATTTCGAGCTTCGAGAATACTACGCCGCAAATTATGGCGTCGGACTCTAACTCAATGATTGGCTCCGGCCATGCTGGATTCAATGGTTTTAGAAACCGGCGGCTGCCCTCCATGACTAACTGCTTGAATGTTGCTTCTTGGCTATCCAAGAGTTTTGCAATCACGAGAGAACCATTTTCAGCGTCTTTCGCGGGATCAACAAAAATGATGTCTCCGTCTCGGAAGGACCTCCGTTCATGTTGATTGAACATGGAAAGCCCGCGTACTCGAAGGGCATAGCTTTGGCTGCTGTGGGAAGCGGCGCATGGCAGCCATAACTCTGCATCATCAAGGGTCCTAACGTCCTCAATCTCACACCATGCGCCGGCTTGAACCCATGAAATTAGAGGGACATAGCCTTTAATTGCTGGTCCAGGTTCGACGTTAGTTTCATTCGCAGATGGAGCGCCCTGATCAATAATCGGGTCTTTGTGTTCGCCTCCCTTCCAAAGCCAGTGGCTACTGACCTTCAAGGCTCTGCTGATCTTTTCGATATTTTCATGGCGTGGACTGGCTACCGCGTTCGTCACAATTCTATGAATCGTCGGTTGCGGAACACCGGAGCGTCGGCCGAGTTCGCCTTCTGACAGCCCCAATTCCTGCATGCGTTGGGCGATGCGGTCTCCGATCACTTTTTCTCTGCCTTGATTCAAAAACGTATCGGCGAGTGTATTGAATCATGCAATACGTTTGTGTATTGTTGCGGCCAATGCGAAATTGCATCGGTGAACGATATGACTATCCAAGAAATGCTTGCGGAGCTGCTGCGGTCTGGTTTGTCCCAGAGAGTTATTGCAGATCGTGTAGGAACAACACAGCCGACTATCAATCGCGCCGCGAAAGGTGCCGATGTTCGGTACGTAACGGGTAAGGCAATCGAATGCCTATACACCCAAGAGAAAGAAGCGGCCGATCTTAAGTCGGCAGCTTAAAAGGTGCTGAGCTGGGGCCTCTCACCAAAGAATCCCCCAGCCCAGCTACGACGATACACAGCACATGCACATCGGTCGTGGTCGTAGAATAGGGTTTACCCAGGGCTATGGCTACACCGTAAATAGGGGATTTACGGTTATGAGTCGCACAGATCTTTTGCCGGACGCTGGTCCGGTCCTGCCACTACGCCAAGCGATTTATCGCGCTGGTCGTGACTACAAGGGCGGAATTACCGCCCTTGCCTTTGAAATGGTGTTGGACAACGACACCCTCCAGAAGAAACTCAAGCTCGATGAAGAACGCCGCTGGCTGAATCCAGATGAGCTTGAGGAAGTGATCAGGCTGACCGCTGATCCACGTTTGCTGGACGCATTGATGCGTCCAGCTTGTGCGGTTTGGTACCGGCCCGTGCCCGTACCGGCAACCCGTGAGGCCTTGAAAGCGGTTGGTAAGCTACTCGGAGAAACCGGTGAATTCGTGGCCAAGATGCACGACGGCGCGGCGGACAACATCTGGGAGCTTCATGAAGTCGTGGATCTCGAAAAGCACGGAATGGATGTGATACGCGAAGTCCTTGGAATCATGGCGGGCGCTCGTCAGGCGATGGAGGATCGCATCAATGGCTGATGATATCGACCGCGCAAACGAGCAGGCGCAATACCTGCTTGATGTTGCTATTCATCGCAGTCGCCGCGTGCCATCGAGCCGCGTTAGCGCGCAGTTCTGTGACGACTGCGACGAACCAATCCCGTTGCTTCGACAGCAGAAGGTTGAAGGTTGCGAGACCTGCGTCTCTTGTCAGGAGTTGCGGGAGGCCCGGCGATGATTGAATCGGGCAAAGGAACAGCCATCGCTATATGGGCAAAGCGTTACATCAGTACTTTTGACTTGGCACTCGTATCGATTGATCCAGGTGAAAAGGCTCCGAAAGGCCTAGGGTGGAATAAGCCTGGAGGCTATATCACCGACGCCGACACGGCCGAGGCGTTCTGGCAACGAAACCCAAATCACAACCTTGGCGTCGTGCTGGGGCCGAGCCGCGTTTGTTCATTGGATGTTGATGACGTTCAATGGACGCGACATGTTCTGTATGAACTGTTGGGCCTTGATCTTGATGCGATGGCAGTGGTGTTCCCAACCATCGTCGGGAATCCGCTGCGATTCCGGGTGGTGTTCAAGGTGCCGGAAGGCCTCGAGCTCACGCGTCATTCACTTTCATGGCCGAATGAAAAAGACCCGGACGGTTCGATTTTCAAAGGGTTTATGGACAAGGCCAAGGCTGCGAAAGAGCAGGGTGATCTTGCCGCAGAAGCTGCTGCACGAACCGAAGCCGAGCCGTTCAAACGCTTCACGGTCTTTGAACTACGTGCGGGATTGGTGCAAGACGTATTTCCACCCTCGATTCATCCCGGTACCGGCAAACCTTACATCTGGAAAACCGCTCCAAGTGCTACTGACGGGCTGCCGACGCTGACCAATGAGTTGCTTACCGTTTGGCAGAATTGGGAGTTTTTTAAGCGAGATGCTGAAGCGACGTGTCCCTGGGCGGTTGCGCCACCGGAGGCACCGGTCAAAGCCAAAAAGCGTCCTGCACTCGGTGGCGGTAAACGGCCCTCAGTAATTGATGAATTCAACCGTTGTCACGATGTTGCGGAGCTTCTTCGTGCCCATGGATACATCAAGCGAGGCAATAAGTGGCTTTACCCTCAAAGCAGCACCGGTCTGCCAGGGGTGACGATCAGTGAGGACAAAGTTTATTCGCACCACGGTGCTGACCCTCTCGCGAACGGGCATCAGAACGACGCCTTTGAAGTGTTCTGCTTACTCGAGCACGGTGGCGACCAGTCGAAGGCTGTGAAGGATGCTGCGCGAATGTTGGGCATGCAACACGCCGCCCGTCCAGATCCGAATGATCTTCCCCCCACCCCATCCGGTGAATTGAGCGGGCCGATCTCCGACGAAACATGCCCGTCCAGCGAGGCCGCTCCTGCTCCTGACGGGGGGGCGGGGGAGGTCATAACGTTGGACCACATTCTGCGTCGTTTCGCGTTGGTCGAGGGCACCACGCACGTGTGGGATTGCGACCAATCGAAGGTAATGAAGAAGTCCGCCTTCGAAGCTCGTGTGGGCAAGCCACTTGCCAAAGCCTGGTTGGACGACACCGGAAAGAGGCTGATTTCTGACGATCATGTTCGCGAGATCGAGCAGGCGCGCCGTATGGCTGGGAAGAAAGGCGGTGCATTCGGGATGTCTCCAACCGATCGCTACGTTTACATCGATGGCACCAAAGACGTTTGGGATCGCGAAAAGAAGCGGCGCATAGCCGAGGGCGCGGTGAAGATGGCGCTGGGTGACACTTACCCGCTGTGGCTGAACAGCAGCGAGCGCCGCACCGTCGATGTTGAACACATCGTGTTTGATCCGACCATGACGAAGGATCCTGCGGTGTACATCAACACCTTTGACGGGTTGCCGCTTGAGCCAGTCATGGATGATGCAGCGTGTGCCAACCTGCGTTGGCTGATCTCATTTCTTTGTAATCATGATGAAGCGGCAACCGATTGGCTAACTCGCTGGCTGGCGTATCCGCTGCAGCACTTGGGCGCCAAGATGGACACCGCTGTGTTGATGCATTCGATTATGGAAGGTTCGGGCAAGAGCCTGTTGTTCGCTGACGCGCTCGGCATGCTTTATGGCCAATACGCGGCGACTGTTGGTCAGACGCAGTTGGAAAGCAGTTTCAACGCGTGGCAAAGCCGCAAATTGTGGTCGGTCTTTGAAGAGGTCGTCAGTCGCGATCAACGTTACAACCAGGTGGGCAAGATCAAGCACTTGATCACTGGTAAAACGGTGCGAATGGAGTCGAAATTCATTAATGGCTGGGAAGAAGCCAACCATATGAATGCGGTGTTTCTCAGCAACGAGATTCTTCCCTGGCCAATCAGCGACAGTGATCGACGAATGCTAGTCATGTGGCCTATGGAGACTCTGCCAGTCGCACGGCAAAAGGCGATTGGTCGTGAACTGGAGCAGGGTGGTGTGGCGGCGCTCTACGGTTGGTTACTGTCGGTCGATCTAGGGGACTTCAACCAGCGCACGCGGCCGCCATCGACCGAGGCGCGTGAGCGTTTGGTGGCCTTGAGTCGGGCCGGCTGGCAAACATTCTTGCATCTGTGGAAGTACGGCGAGCTGGGGCATGGGCTTTGGGGACCGTGCCTATCGACCGACCTCTATTCGTTGTTTCTCGAATGGTGCCAGCGCAACAAAGAGCACGTGATGAGTCAGACCAAGTTCTCTCTATTTATCAGTTCCGAGGTGGATAAAACGCGGGCGATACCCTGGACCGACGGCAATAACCGACGCTTCGGCGCGTTTTTCTTTCCTGTGGATCTGGATGCTTCCCCGCCCCCATCACTCAAGGCAGCAGAGCTGGGCAAGCAGGTGGAGAACTGGCGGGCGAAGGCCAAGCTGGCTGGCTGGCACGTCGACAGCTGGGATCACATCAAGGCGCTTGCAGCATGACTATTTTTAAAAGTGTGTTGGGTGTGTTGAGTGTGTGTCGGGTTGATTGTGAATACCCCACACAATTTGAGTGCCCGAATTACATGCCTTCGCGGGTGTTGTGTGGGGTGTGTTGGGTTTTGTGTCGCGCACGCGCATGCATGACGTTCTCTGCAACGAATTCAACCGAACGATTTTTTTCTTATGCGAAGATTGATAAACCCAACAAACCCAACACACCCAACTCAAGTTTGATTGAAGCATTGAATTTAAAGGGATTTACCTGTGTTGGGTTTGTGTCGGGTTGTGGTTTTTCTGTGTTGGGTTGGGTTATACCGGGGGCAGGGCAATGATTGAGGCGATGGAGTTGTTGCTTAAACATTGGGGCGAGCAATGCCGGCACGCCGGTGAAGCCGGAGGCATGGGTAGCCCGATGGCGACGATCATGGAGTGGGGCGGTTGTGCACCACGGGGCACGCCCGGTTCTCGGATCCTTATCGGCGGTGGTGCGGGTCCAGATGCAATTGCACAGGAAATTGGTGCCGCCCTTTCCGAGATTGCCCGGCAAGATGGTCGGGGTGAAAGGCTGCAACAGTTGGCAGTTATGCGTTATGGCTTTGACCCTGCACCGACATGGGCAGCGCAGATGCACGAACTGGGCTATGTCTCAAAGGCGAAGCAAACCTACTACGATCTCTTGCACCGCCTTCATGTCCGACTCTTTGAAGTGCTGGTCGAGCGTAAGGACGCCCGTAAGTGGCTTACCGTTGGTCGGGGCGATTTACCTCAAAGTCTCCTCAAAGTTGCGTCAAAGTTGCGTCAAGTTGGATAACCGAAAATGCCCCCTTTTCGGTTCCGTACTCAGGGGGTAAAAAGTCCCCACGATATGGACTCTGCGCCTTGGCGCTTTCCCGAGTACGTGCTGTGCACTTCGTCCTGGCGTATGCCGCGACATTGAAAACCCTGCCCTCCGGCGGGGTTTTCTTTTTTGTGTTCGGCATGCTCTTTCACTTGAGGCACAACATGACAAATGAGCAGCAAGCGCTGGCAGAAATGCCGATCTGGTTGGTGATCGTCCTGGCTTTGGTCGGCGGTGTATCCGGTGAGATGTGGCGAGCAGACAAGGATGGTGCCCGGGGCTGGGCGTTGATGCGTCGGCTTGCGCTTCGATCTGGTGCCTGCATTGTTTGCGGAGTATCGGCAATGATGCTGATGATCGCGGCGGGCATGTCGCTCTGGACGGCGGGCGCCTTGGGTTGTCTCACGGCAATGGCCGGTGCAGATGTTGCCATCGGCTTGTACGAACGCTGGGCTGCCAAGCGGCTTGGCGTGTGCGATGTCCCGCCGAATGGCGGCGGACCAGCCTGAAACCGCCCGGGACCCTGGGGTTATTTGGAGGGTACGGGGTCGGAAACCCGCGGCTTTTCGTTAGTGGCTGGGTTTGAAAGTTAGTTGACCTCAGTTGACTGGTTGACCAGTTGACCGGGCTTGGAAATAGGAGGGGTTATGGCTTTTTTGACTCGTAAGGAATATGGCACGTTGAAAGGCTGGTCCAAGCAGCACATTAGCAAACTGATACTCAATAATCGCTTGGTTTTGGATGAGGCAGGGTTGATCGATGTTGATGCTAGCGAGCAGTTCCTGGCGCTTACACGTGACCCAAGCAAAGTAGGGGTGACCGCTCGCCATGAGCAAGACAAGCTGACAGCAACCCAGACGCCTGCGTTATCTGTACGTCAGACAGCTAGTAGCGGACAACCGATAATTCCCGATTACCAACGGTCCCGTGCACGCCGTGAACATGCTCAAGCTGAGCAAGTTGAAACCCAGGTCAGAAAGGAAAACGGTTCTTTAGTTGAGGCCGAAGTGGTCGACAAAGCGGCTTTTGAGGCCGGGCGTATGCTGCGAGATCTTCTACTTGGCCTGCCGCCTCAAATCGCTTCGGAACTGGTTGCACTCACTGACCCATGGGAAATCGAAAAACACCTGACGGCGGCGATCAGAAGAACCCTTGAAGACGCTGAGCGCATGTCAATCAGCGATCTTTCCCGAGCACTAACTAAGAGCTGACCCTGATGCATTTTCCATACGCTGATGGTGCAGAGGTTTACCGCACGGCGTATTTTCGCGGCTTGCATCCTGATCCTGATCTCTGGGTCGATGAATGGGCCGATGAATACATGCGAATTCCGCGCAGTGTGGGTGCCGCTGAGCCAGGCCAGTATCGAACATCCCGCACGCCCTATGCGCGTGAGCCGATGCGTTGTTTGTCCCCGGCACACCCTTGCAAGCGAGTAGTCACCATGGTGGCTTCGCAATTGATGAAAACGCAGATCGCGTTGAACTGGATCGGGGCGCTCATTCATATGTCGCCGTCGAACATTCTGACACTGCTGCCTACCCTTAAACTGGCGTCGCGGGTTTCGTCTCGGATCAGCAAAACGATAGATGCAACGCCGGTTTTGCGTGAAAGAGTGGCTGCGCCACGCTCACGTGATGCTAAGAACACTCAGGATACAAAAGAGTTTGAGGGCGGGACGCTTTACGCGGTAACTGCAGGCTCAGCGGCCAACCTGGCCGAGTTGGCAGCACGGTTTATTTATGGTGATGAGATCGACCGCTGGGAGGTCGATGTGGGTAATGAAGGCGACCCGGTAAAATTGGCCGAGATCCGGGGCAGTACATTTGGCAGGAAAGCCAAGTTTTACTTCTCCAGTTCACCGACCCTCAAGGGCGCCTCCCGTATTGCCGACCTTTTCGCTATGAGCGATCAACGTTACTACTACGTTCCGTGCCCACATTGTCAGCACATGCAAGTGCTGGAGTGGGAAAACCTCAAGTACACCGAGGACTACAGCCAAATCCAATATCTTTGCAGCGGGCCTGAATGCGGCGCGCTTATTGACGAACACCATAAGGGTGAAATGCTGGCTCGTGGGGAATGGCGTTCCCATGCTGAAGGTGACGGTGAAACCGTTGGTTTTCATCTCAACGCCCTATATGCCCCATTGGGATGGACCAGTTGGTTGTCGATGGCAAAGGACTACGACGAGGCGTTGGTGAAACAGGCTAGTGGTGATCTTGAAGCGATGCAGGTGTTTTTCAACACGCGTTTGGCGAAGGTCTGGGACAGTACACAAGAACAGACAAAGGCCAGCGTGCTGCAGGCTCGTGCGTTGCAGGAAGACTACGTGCTTGGCTCTGTACCTAACGGCGCACTAATGCTGACGGCCTCAGTGGATGTACAGGCCAATCGACTCGAGTTCATGGTCATGGGCTGGGGTGTTGGAATGGAGCGTTGGATCATTGATCATCAGGTGATCATGGGGAATCCATCGGACGAACAGACCTGGTCAGCGTTGGACGAAAAGTTAAAGGCGCGGTACTGGCACCCCTGTGGCGTAGGTTTGACAATTTTGGCAACCGCCGTCGATACGGGTGGTCACCACACCAACGACGTTTACCAGTTCTGCCGCGTGCGCCGTTGGCGCAATGTCTTTGCCATCAAGGGTGCCAGCAAGCCAGGCAAGCCGCCGATTGCCCAGCGCCCCTCAATGGTCGACGTAACGTGGCGAGGCCAGACCGAACGTAATGGGGCCGAACTTTGGTTTGTCGGTACCGACACCGCGAAAGATTGGATCTACAACCGTTATCCATTCGAGTCCGGTCCAGGTGCTTTGCACTTTGCCAAAGATTTGCCTGACGACTTTTTCGCGCAATGCGTTGCCGAGCGCAGAATCACCCGCTATGTGAAAAACAAGCCGGTCACTGAATGGATCAAAGGTAAATCGGAGCGTAACGAAGCCTTAGACCTGATGGTGTATTGCTTGGCGATGGCGCATTACCTCGGCCTAGATCGATACAAGGAAAGGGATTGGGATCGGGTCGCTCAGGCTCTCGCGCAATCTGAGCTGTTCGTAGAGAAACCCGCTTCCAATGTCCCGGATGAAGTTCAGGATGTTGAAGGCCCGGCGCCGGTTTCAAGGTCACAATCGTTACAGCAACCTGTCGCTCCGGCCGTCCAAGCGCGCCCCGCTGCACTCCCTCAACGCCGCAGTTCCACCAGCGGTTACCTGAAGAGACGCTGATATGTCGTTTACCCCCAAGCACCTCGAGGCCATCGAGCGCGCCATTGCACGCGGTGAAAAAACCGTGCGCTACGGCGACCGCACGGTGGAATACCGTTCCATCGACGAACTGCTCAAAGCCCGCGACGAGATCCGCACGTCGCTGAGCCAAGCCGCCGGGCCGCGTTCTCGCGTAGTCCGGCTCTACCACGGAGGCAAGGGAATCTAATGGCCCGACATTATCCGACGCTGACCCGTAACGGATTCTTGCTGCCGTCGAACATCAAGGCCAGTTACGAAGGCGCCGGTGAGGGCCGACGTTCGGCCAGTTGGGAAGCCACCGACAACGGCATCAACAGCATCAACACCCCGGCCCTGCGCAACCTGCGTGCGCGTTCGCGGGCGGCGGTTCGCAATGACCCGTACGCGTTCAACGTCATAGACAAACGCGTCAGCAACCTGATCGGCACCGGCATCACGCCCAGGCCGACCACGGACGACGCCGAGCTGCGCAAGCTCAAGCAGCAGCTGTGGGATGACTGGGTGGATGAGGCGGATGCCGATGAGCTGACCGACTTCTACGGCATGCAGGCCCTGGTGGCGCGCACCGTTGAAACGGCCGGTGAATGCTTTGTGCGATTGCGGCCCCGCAGCCCGAGCGAAGGTTTGGCAGTGCCGCTGCAGCTGCAGGCGCTGGCCCCTGAATTTGTCCCTCACGATAAATTCGAGATGGCCAAAAACGGCAACGTGATCCGAGCCGGGATCGAGTTCAACCCGGCGGGCAAGCGTGTGGCGTATTACATGTACCTGTCGCATCCCCGCGACTCGTCGTCGTTGAACGCTGGCTACAACCAGTTGGTGCGTGTACCGGCAACACAGGTGCTGCACATCTTCGAACCGATGGAGCCCGGGCAGTTGCGCGGCGTCCCACGTTTGGCCCCGTTGCTGAAGCGCCTGCGCAGCTTGGATAACTACGACGACGCGGTGCTGTTCCGGCAGGAAGTGGCGAACCTGTTCGCGGGCTTCATCAAGCGCCCTGCGCCCGACGCTGTGCAGCAGCCTCGCGATCCCACTACTGGCATGCCATTGGTCCTTGATCGCGACGGCTTCACGCCGATGGTCGCGTTGGAACCCGGCACCATGCAGGAGCTGGGGCCAGGTGAAGAGGTGGAGTTCTCCAAACCACCGGACGCCGGCAACAACTACCCGGACTTTATGCGGCAGCAACTGATGGCTGCTGCGGCGGGTTCGGGGACGCCGTACGAGATCCTCACCGGCGACATGCGCGAGGTCAACGACCGGGCGCTCCGGGTGGTGCTCAACGAGTTCCGGCGGCGTCTGGAGCAGCTGCAGTTCGGCGTGTATGTGCACCAGTTGTGTCGCCCGGTGCGGGCTGCCTGGATGGACATGGCGGTGTTGTCCGGTGCCCTGGTGCTGCCGGACTACGCGCAACGTCGACGCGAATATCTACGCACGCGTTGGGTGCCGCAGGGATGGGCCTACATCCAGCCGGTGCAGGACGTACAGGCGCGGCGGATGGAAGTGCAGGCGGGCTTTGGTTCCCGCAGTGAGATGTGTCTGCGCAACGGCTACGACGCCGAAACCATCGACGCTGAAAACGCGGCCGATCTGGTCCGAGCCACCGACCTCGGCCTCAACTACACGACTCTTGAAGCCATCGAGCTGAACGATGACAAGGAACAACCATGAGCAAGAAAGCCAAACCCCGCGTCTATGACAAGGCGGGCAAGCAGGTCAAGGTCGCCGACAAAAGCTGGTACACCCTCCAGGCCAGCGGCGGAGCTGAGCAACGCAGCATCGAAATCTTCGTGTACGGCGAGATCGGCGCCTGGGGCGTCACCGCCAATCAGTTCGTACAAGATCTGCGCGCCATGGATGACGGCGCGTCACCGGTGATTGTTGCGTTCAACAGCATCGGCGGCGATCTGTTCGACGGCCTGGCAATCCACAACGCGCTGTCCCGCCTGGGCGAGCGTTGCACCGGTCGCATTGACGCCCTGGCGGCCAGTGCAGCCAGTGTCGCGGTGTGTGGCGCTCACCGGGTGGTGATCGCGGCCAATGCCATGCTGATGATCCACAACCCATACACCTACGCCGGTGGTGATGCCGAAGACTTCCGCCGTGTCGCTGATGTGCTGGACCAGACCCTGGAAGCGATCATCGCGGCCTACAAGGCCAAGGCGCCGGACATCGACGAAGCTGAGCTGCGGCGCATGGTCAATGCTGAAACCTGGCTCACGGCCAACGAGGCGGTGGCACTGGGGCTGGCCGATGAGGTGGGCGAAGGCCTCAAGGTCAGCGCTTGTCTCGGCCAGGGCAGTGTGCTGCAGCGTTTCCAGCATGCCCCAGCCGAACTGCTCGCCCAACTGGACGAAGAGCCGGAAGTTGAGCCGCCGGAACCCGATCCGACCCCCGTGCTGGACGCAGCCAAGCTGGCGCTGATGGTCACACAGGGTTGTGCTGCTGCGGGCATTGGTAACCTGGTGGATCCGATACTCGCTGCGACGAAGCTGGAAAGCGAAGCGGTGATCCAGGCAGCACTGACCAATGCAAAAGCCTTGCACGGCCTCTGTGTCGCGGCGCGCCTGCCAGAGCTGACCGGCGAATTTGTCACCGCCGGGCTCGATGAAGCTGCAGTCCGTGCGCGTCTCTTCGACAAGCTGGTAGGCAGCGGCGGGGGCTTCGAAATCAACAACAGCCTGCCGCTGGACGATGATCCAGCCCCAACGATCAAGGCCAAGCAGGTCGACACCCATTCAATCTGGTCCAGCCGTCAGGCGGCACAAAACGGTAACTCGAAAGGAGCAAGAGCATGAAAACTGAATCGATGCACGCAGGCGAGTTCCTGCTGTCCGAAGGCGCCGGCAATATTTCTCGCGAAGCGATCAACGTCGCTGCCGGTGCCGCCCTGGAGCCTGGTCAGATCCTGGGCCTGGTCACTGCCACTGGTGAGTTTGCGCCGTATAAACCGACGGCCGAGGATGGCAGCGAGAACGCTGTCGCGATCCTCTATGGGCCTTTGAGCGAGTCGGATGTTGTCCGGCGCGGTCGTGCCATCGTACGGCTGGCGGAGGTCAGTGAAGCGCATTTGACCGGCCTCGATCCCGCTGCCGAAAAAGCTTTGAACGCTCAACACCTGATCGTTCGCTAAGACGTTCCCCCTTATTTATGCATCCCGCCGAGTGCGGGATTTTTCGTTTCTGGAGAGTACCCCATGGCCGATATCGCCATTTTTGAAGACGATGCGTTCAGCGTTTCTTCGTTGACCGCTGCAATCAATGACCAGGAATACCTGCCGGGCCGCATCAGCAGCCTCGGCCTGTTCCGCGAAGAGGGCATCAGCACCCTGACTGTGCAGATCGAGAAGGACGGTGACACTCTGGCCCTGGTGCCGGCGGGTGAGCGTGGGACCTCGGGCCTGGTGGTCGGCGCGACCAAGCGTCAGCTGATTCCGTTCAACACCGTGCACCTGCCCGAACGCTTCACCATCAAGGCCGACGAGATCCAGGGCATTCGCGCCTTCGGTACCCGCAGTGAGTTGCAGGCCGTGCAGGACGTGGTCAACAAGCGCCTGGCGAAAGCGCGCCGACAGCTGGATGCCACTCACGAGTTCCAGCGCATGGGCGCGTTGAACGGCCAGGTACTGGACGCCGATGGCAAGACGGTCCTGTTGGATATTTATAAATCCTTCGGCGTGAATCGTCAGAAGCTTCAGATGGGCTTGAACAGTCCAGACACCGAGCTGCGGGTCAAATGCGGCGAAGCGTTGGACATGCAGGAGGAAGCCCTCGGCAGCGTCACCAGCAGCGGCTCCCGCGCGATGTGTGGCAAGAACTTCTGGAACAAGCTCATCGTGCATAAGTCGGTCAAGGAGACCTACCTCAACACCATGCAGGCCGCGTCCCTGCGTGGCGATGCCCGTGAAAGCTTCGAGTTCGGCGGGATCGTCTGGGAGCGTTATCGCGGCAAGGTGGCCGGTGTTGCTTTCGTCCACGACGACAAGGCCCTGCTTATCCCCGAGGGCGTGCCGGATCTGTATATCTCGTCCTTCGCGCCGGCCGACTACATGGAAACGGTCAACACCCAGGGCATCCCGTACTACAGCAAGATCGAGCCAATGCAGTTCGGCAAGGGCGTGGCCGGTGAAGCCCAGTCCAACCCGCTGCACCTGTGCACACGACCTCGGGCGCAGATCCTGCTGGAACTCTGATCGTGGCTTTCCGCGATCTGATCGACGACATCGACGCGGTGGTGTTCGAAACGCTGGGCGATACCGCGCGGATCGAGGGTCGTGAAGAACCAGTGTTCGGCATGTTCGCGGCGCCTTGGTTGCAGCCCAAGCTCGGCAAGCTGAACACCGGCTTGCGTGAGCCTCGGTTCGAGATCCGCGTCAGCGATTCGGAGGGTCTTGTACGCGGGCTATTGGTCAGCATCGATCTGCCTGCTTTGGATGGCGGCGGCGATTACGACCTGCTGCAGCTGGAGCCGAGCGGCGACGGTCTGGTCGCCTTGATCCTGAGGTTACGTCCATGAGCATTGGTAGCTACTACAAGCCCTCGGCGGGCGGCGGGATGATCTCCATCCAGTCGTCAGCCACAGACCTGCAGGCGTTTCAGGAATTTGCCAAGTTGGTGCCCAAGGCTGCGGCCACCGCTCACCGTCGAGCCATCAACAAGACGCTGGGGTGGTTGCGTACGCATATCGCCCGAGCGGTGAGTCGGCAAGAGCGCATTGCTGTCGCGGCGGTGCGTCAACGGTTGCGCAGTTACCCGGTGTCCGGCGGGGCTTCGAGCGGCAAGCTGTGGTTCGGTTTGAACGCGATCGAGTCCAGCCGGATCGGCCGCGCGCGACAGACAGGCAGCGGTGTATCGGTGGCGGGGCGGCGGTATCAAGGCGCGTTTCTCAAGAAGGTTTACGGTAACAAACCGGACATCTGGATCCGTACTGCGAGCAAGTACTTCAACGCGGACGATTACCCTGACAGCACGGTGTCGCCGGGGCGCGGGCCGAGTTCGGGGTGGGTGGCGGAAAACGGCAGTCGCTTTCCGTTGGCAAAGGCCAAGGTGTCTCTGGAGCAAGCCCGTCCCCACTTTGAAAGCTGGGTACAAAAGGCCGATGAACGCTTGCTTGAGATCCTGAAACAGGAACTTAACTTTGAGCTGCAGAAGTACCTCAAGAGGATCGCGTAATGGCTGACGAACCTTTTAGCTTGGATCAGCTTTACCAGGCGGTCGAGCAACACCTGGTACGGCATCTGCTAGGCGTTCAGACAGTAAGGGCCTGGCCGAACATCCAGGACCGCATTGCCCTGCCAGCGGTGTTTTTGGAGCTGGCCGAGATTGAGCCAGGTACCGACCTCGGCACGGGTGAAACCACGTTGGTGTGCAAGTTCGAGGCGCGCATTATTGTTGACCCGATCCATCCCTTGCATCAGCAACAGGCGGTGCAGCTAGTCACACAGTTGGCTGTCTTACTGCGTGCCCAGACTTGGGGGCTGGAGGTTGAGCCGGCTGAGTTCGTTCAAGCCCTGCAGGATTGGACACAGCCGGCGTTGGATGGCTACACCGTCTGGCTGGTGGAATGGACGCAGCAGATTTACGTCGGACCCGAGGAGTGGCCTTGGACTGATCAGTCCCCGGGATCGCTGTTGTTCGGATTTAACAACGATGCCAATGAAGAAGTAGTGTCGACGGAGGAAGTGTGAGCGGCTACGTAAGCGCCCAGCATGACCGCATGCTCGCCGGGGTGGTGAAGGATTGTTACGTGGTCGCCGTCGACCTGACCGCCTCGCCGCCGGTGTGTCGGGTGTCTGATGGCGAATGGGTGAGTGCTTGGGTGCGCTGGCACAGTATCGCCGCCGGTAAGGCCAGGCACTGGCGGGCACCATCCATGGGCGAGCAGGGGGCTTTGGTCAGTGCCAGCGGTGACGTGGCGCAAGGTACCTTCATCCCGGGCTTATATGGCAATGCTGGCCCACCACCGGATAACCGCGATCATGTTGAAGTCTGGCGCTTTGATGATGGCGGCTCGCTGATTTACGACTGGCAGGCCAAGAGCTACCGCATCACTCTACCGAGCGGTACGGTGAGCATCAAAGTCGCCAGCACAGAGGCGGTTATCACGGACAGCGCCGTTAACGTGACCACCGGCAACATCAATCTGAAAGCGGCGGTGCTAATCGACGGAGCGTTACACGTTACGAAGGGCATCACCAGCGCCGGCGCGATCATCGATGCCGGTGGTAACAGCAACCATCACACGCATTAATTTCAACTCACGAAAGCCCGCCCAGTGCGGGCTTTTTCATGCCTGGAGTCTGTCTTATGAGTAAGTCTAGAGCTGACAGCGATTCGGCCGAGGTCGCCGAAGCTATCGCGGTTCCGGGGTTGAAGCCCGCACCGCTTGGTATTCCCGTGACTGCTGAATCGGTGGAATCCATCGGCCCCGCACGCATGTTTCGCGACAAGGTTTTCACCTCGCGCACACTGATCCTGCCTAGCGGCGAGACGCTTCCTGTTATCGCGGGTCGCGTTACCGCGTTTGGGGATGATCAATATGCGTTCTTGAAAACGCATCCAGATCTGGAGCAATTGAAGGAGTAATCACAATGATCGGAATGGACCGCCACACCGGCCAGCCCATTTCCGGCATCGCGCACTTGCGCCAATCAGTTCCAGACATCTTGGGCACGCCATTAGGCAGCCGCCGGCATCGGTTGGACTACGGCAGCAAGCTACGGCGGTTCGTTGACATGCCCGTTACAGAAGGCTGGAAAAGCGCTGTACAGGCGGAAGTCGCCCGCGCTCTGGGACGCTGGGAGCCGCGCTTGAAACTCGATCAGGTGCGTGTCCTGTCGGTCATCGGCGGACAAATTAACCTGAGGATCGTCGGGCAATACCTGGGCGACAGTGTCACGTTGGAGGTGGCCGCATGAGTATCGTAGATCTGTCGTCGTTGCCGGCTCCGACCGTGTTGGAGCCACTGGACTTCGAAGAAGTTTATCAAGAAGGGCTGGGGGTTTTTCGCGGATACATGGGTGGCAACTGGACTGCCGCGCTGGAAAGCGATCCCGTGGTGAAGGTGCTGGAGGTTGGCGCTTACATCAAGGTCGGCAACCGCGCCCGGGTCAACGACGCCGCCAAAGCGGTGTTACTGGCGCACGCCATCGGCGGTGACCTCGATCATTTGGGGGCCAACGTCAATCTCAAGCGCTTGGTCATCCAAGCCGAGGATCTGCTGGCAGTACCGCCGGTACCAGAGATCAAGGAGGACGACGATCCGTTTCGCGAGCGTATCCAGTTGGCCTATGAAGGGTTGACCACGGCCGGCCCGCGTAACAGCTACATCCTTCATGCGCGCAATGCCTCGGGGTTGGTGGCCGATGCGACCGCCGAAAGTCCGGCACCTTGTTACGTTACGGTAACGGTGTTGAGTTTGGACGGAGAAGGCGAGGCGTCGCCGGAGCTGCTGGCTACGGTAGCCGTCGCCCTGAATGACGACGACGTGCGGCCCGTGGCTGATCGGGTGACTGTGCAGAGCGCCCAGGTGATTCGTTACCAAATTGAGGCGATTTTGCACATGACCAGCGCTGGGCCCGAATCGGATGCCAGTTTGGCCGAGGCGAAAAGTCGATTGGGGGCCTGGATCAATCCGCGCAAGCGCCTGGGTGTTGAGGTGGCGCGGTCCGGGGTAGATGCTCAGTTGCACGTTGCTGGCGTTTCCCGGGTTGAGCTGGTTGGCTGGCAGGACTTGGCCCCGACCAAGGCTCAGGCGGCGTTCTGTACGGGCTACACCGTGAAGCTGGCAGGGCAAACATGAAAAGCCTACTGCCACTTAATAGCACGCAACTGGAACGCGCCATGGAGGCGACGTTTTTTGAGAAAATGATCATACCGTTGCGGACTCTCTACAGCGCCGATACCTGCCCGGTCCACCTGCTGCCCCACCTGGCGTGGGCGTGGTCGGTAGATCGTTGGGACTACCGATGGACCGAGGCGACCAAACGGGCCGCTATTAAGGCGTCTTACTACATCCATGCCCACAAAGGGACCATCGGCGCGCTGCGGCGTGTTGTCGAGCCCTTGGGCTACCTGATCGAGATTATTGAGTGGTTCAAGATGGTGCCCGAGGGTACCCCAGGCACATTCGCCCTGAAGGTTGGTGTGCTGGATACAGGGATTACTGAGGAAATGTATCAGGAGCTGGAGCGCCTGATTGACGATGCCAAGCCCAACAGCCGGCACCTGACAGGGCTGGCGATTAGCCTCGAAACTCAAGGCTTTTTGAATATCAGTGTTGCCCTGTACGAAGGCGACGAAATCGACGTTTACCCGCCAGTCATGCGTGACATTGAGGTCACCGGTTCCTTTGGCGTGGTCGGGCGCGAACACTCCATAGACACCCTGGACGTTTATTATGATTGATGCGAATTCACAGTTTTTCGCCATCCTCACGAAAGTGGGAAAGGCCAAGCAGGCGAACGCCGACGCGCTCGGTATCCCCTGGAAAATCACTGAAATGGGCGTGGGTGATGCAAATGACACTGACCCAATTCCAAACGAGGCGCAAACCCGGCTGATCAATGAATGGCGCCGACGTCCATTGAATCAGCTCCGGGTTGACCCGGCCAACTCGGCAGTGATCATCGCCGAGCAGGTTATACCGGCCGACGAAGGCGGGCGATGGATTCGCGAAATCGGACTGTATGACGCGGACGGAGATCTGGTTGCGGTAGCCAACTGTGCGCCAAGCTTCAAGCCGATGCTGTCGCAGGGCTCCGGCCGCACGCAAATAGTGCGGATGAATTTCATCGTATCCAGCACTGGCAACATTACGCTCAAGATTGACCCTGCCGTGGTGCTGGCGACTCGCGAGTATGTCGATCAGCGGATTCTGGAGGAACTTTACAAGCTCGACAGCAAGCAGTCGGTACGTGTGGCCACCGGGGGCAACATCGCGTTGGCGGGGCTTCAAACCATTGATGGTATTGCTCTGGTCGCAGGTGATCGGGTTTTGGTGAAAAACCAGACGGTTGCTAAAGACAACGGTCTGTACATCGCGGCCGCCGGTGTGTGGGCGCGCGCGCTGGATGCCGATACCAGTGCCGAGGTGACATCTGCGCTGCTGGTATCTGTTGAGCAGGGCGCGACGTTGGCCGATACCCGCTGGCAGTTGGTCACTGATGGCGTGATTGTCCTGGGTACCACGGCCTTGACGTTTCAGAACGTGACCCAAGGTTTTGCCCCGATCAACTCGCCTGCGTTTCAGGGCCTTCCGACAGCACCGGCGGCGCCACGATTCGACAGCTCCAAATTGCTGGCAACAACAGAGTGGGCTCGCCGCCAAGGGAAACAATACTCTGGAAGTACCGCTATAAATAATAACGGCTCGATCCTTGCCGAGGCTGTCGGTCAAGCGATCGTATTGTTTGGTGACGTCGCAAGTACTATCAATCTCCCTGTTTCGTCAGACTTTCCTAATCCTGGCGTAGTTGTCACGTTAATTTGTTACAACACCACTTCGTCTGCTGTAACCCGTGCTGGGACCGACCTTATATACGGCGCTAACCCAGGGCAGTCGGTTAGTGTTCAAAATATAAAAATGGTTTATGGGGATATTCTTGAGCTGACGTTGCTAAATAACGCTCCCGGTGCGGGAGCGTGGTATGTCAGTGGCGGCAATATGTTCGCTAGTGTGGTGGTACCGCAATTCGATAGTGGGCAGCGCGTCGCTTCCACCCGGTTCGTTCAAAAAGCATTAGGTAATTATTCCTCAGGCAGAGACGAGGCTGGGAACGGCCTTACGCTGCCTCTGAGTGATATCGGGGGCTTTGTCTCGCTCACAGCTGGCGGTGCTCAAACAGTTGCGTTGCCCTTGTTGGAGAGTGTTCCCGATGGGGCAACGGTTACTCTCCACAACCCCACAGGACAAAAGAAAGTCGTCACCATAAACGGCGGTAACCGGATCAGTCCGGACGGACAGATTTATACGGTCGTAACCCTTGGTCCAGGCGATGTCGCCAGCTTTACTAAGCAGTCCGGCGTATGGCGTATGCACGGTTCAGCTGCGTTGAAATACTCCGCGCAGTTTTCCGCATCAATGGCATTACCCGGTTACTCCAAGTTGCCAAGTGGCTTCGTCGAGCAGTGGGGCCAGGGCACAACATCCACTTCCGGGGATGTGGAAATTGTCTTCCCTATAGCGTGGTCCATCATGCCTCTCGGAATTCATGTAACACCTGTGCTCGGCCAGGACGTAGCGCGGCCAACAATTATGATGACGACATACAAGCCTGCTACGGGAACAACTCGGTTCGCTGTGGGTGGTTTTCTGAACGGCTCCCGAATCGGTGAAACGTTCTTCTGGCGAGCGATTGGGGAAATTTAAGGAGTCACTATGTTTTACAGTGCAAAGACTGGCGGCTTTTATGATCCGGTGTTCCACGGCTATCGTCGGATGCTCATTGCGGACCCTGCCTGGATCAGACCTACTATGGATGTCGTATTGCAGTCGGGTGACTCGTTTTCAGTCGGTGACCAGGTATTTCGGAACGATACGAAAGAGCCGATAACGCTCCGTGATGTTCCCGACATGGCTGTCGATCCTGGCACGATTGAGGTCGATAACCCTGATTGCTTAATTCCGTTTGACGCAGTGGAAATCACTGCTGAGATCCGCCAGCAGTTGTTGGATGGCAACGCTAAAGGCCAGTCCATCGCGGCTGATGAACATGGCTACCCAATCCTTGTAGACGTCCCTCCCGCGTCTGCTGAAGAGCTTGCGAGCCAGGAAAGGCAATGGCGCGATGCCCAGCTGGCCCTTAGCGATGGTGTTGTTTCTCGCCATCGGGATGAGCTGGAAGAGAGTCAGGAAACCACGTTAACTGCCGATCAATACGTAGAGCTTCAGTCCTACCGCCGAGCCCTTCGCAACTGGCCGGAGGCGGGAGAGTTTCCGTTGATTGACCACCGTCCCCCGGCGCCTCTCTGGCTGGCTGGTCAGACCGAATAAACGCCCCGCACTGACGGGGCGTTTTCTTTTCCGTTACACGCAACACGAACCACCACGGCCTCGCTCACGCGGGGCTTTTTCGTTTCTGGAGATTGAACCCTATGAGTTTCTTTCACGGCGTTACCACGACCGACATCAAGACAGGGGCGCGCACTATTTCCTTGCCGTCGTCTTCCATTATCGGGCTGTGCGACACCTTCACCCCGGGCGGGCTGGATGGTGGCACTGCCAAGGCCGGCGAGTTGAAGTTGATCACCTCTGAGCGCGAAGCCATTGCCGCTTTCGGTGCTAATTCGGCGATCACCAAGGCTTGCAAAGCGATCTATACCAAGGCCAAGGCTGTGATCGTGGCCATCGGCGTGCCGAAGCTGGAAGACGCGGCGCTACAAACCTCGGCGATTATCGGCGGGGTTTTGGCGTCGGGTCAGCGCACCGGCCTGCAAGCGTTGCTCGACGGCAAAAGCCTGTTCAACGCACAGCCGCGGCTGTTGATTGCGCCTGGGCACACGGCCAAGCAAGCGGTGGCCACCGCGCTCGATAGCCTGGCGCAGAAGCTGCGTGCAATCGGCATTCTCGACGGTCCTGGCACCACCGATGAGGCCGCCATGCTCTACGCCGATAACTTCGGCAGCCGCAACCTGTTCATGGTTGACCCAGGCGTGCAGTACTGGGACACCGACCTCAGTCAGACGGTTGATGCGCCGGGCTCGGCCTGGGCTGCGGGTCTATTTGCTTGGACCGATGCTGAATATGGTTTCTGGGCATCGCCTTCGAACAAAGAGTTCACCGGTATCACCGGCACGACCCGGGCTGTCGAGTACCTGGATGGCGACGAGACGTGCCGAGCCAACCTGCTGAACAACGCCAATATCGCGACGATCATCCGCGACGACGGCTATCGCCTGTGGGGTAACCGCACTTTGTCGAGTGATCCGAAGTGGGCCTTCGTCACGCGCGTTCGCACGCTGTTCATCCTTATGGATGCGGTGCAGGCCGGCCACAAGTGGGCGGTAGACCGCTCGATCACCAAGACCTACGTCAAGGATGTGACTGACGGCCTGGAAGCGTTCATGCGCGACCTGAAAGCCCAGGGCGCGATTATCAATTTTGAGGTGTACCCGGACACCGAACTGAACACGGCCAGCCAGATCGCCCAGGGCATAGTTTATTGGCGCATCCGCTTCACCGACGTGCCGCCGGCAGAAAACCCGAATTTCCTTTTCGAAGTCACCGAACAGTGGATGACCGAAGTTCTTGAAGCAGCCTAAGGGGCCAAACCAATGATTCCTCAAACTTTGTATAACACGAACCTGTTTGTCGACGGCGTGAACTTCGCCGGTGACGTGCCGAGTTTGACCCTGCCCAAGCTGACGATTAAGACCGACGAGTATCGCGGCGGCGGCATGGCCGGTGCCATTGAGATGGCCCAGGGTCTGGAAAAAATGGAGCCGTCATTTGTCACCAAGGGCGTGCGTCGTGAGTCGTTGAAACACTTTGGCTTGGCCGATGGTACGGCCTTCAACGCGACGTTCCGAGGGGCCTTCAGAGGCCAAAAGGGAGCAGTGACAGCCGTAGTTGCCACCATTCGTGGCTTGCTCAAAGAGGTCGACCTGGGCGACTGGAAGGCCGGTGATTCGGCGGAGATCAAGCACGCCGTTGCGGCTTCCTACTACAAGCTCGAAATCGACGGCCGCGTCATGTACGAAATCGACATGGTCGCGGGTGTTCAAGTCGTCGACGGCAAAGACCAGCTTGCCGACATTCGCGCCGCACTCGGCCTCTGAGGGAATAGATCCAGATGAATCAAGCAAACGCTAAGAAAGTACCGGCCTGGTTGTCGCTCAGTGCACTCGCTGCTGTCGTGACGCTCACGCGGCCAAGCAATGCCAACGGCGTGCTGGTCGAGACGCTCACCTTGCGTGCCCCGGTCGTGCGCGAAGTACGCGCAGCCGACAAAGCGTCGAATGGCGACGAGGAACAGCGTGAACTGATGCTGTTCGCCGGGTTGGCCGAGGTCGGTCTTAAGGATCTCGAAGGCCTCAAGCTGACGGACTATCGCCGTGTTCAAGCCGCGTATTCGCATCTGGTCTCGGAAACCGACTACACGGATGTGATGCCGCCGTGGTTGTCGGTGACCACTGATCAGGCCGTGGTGACGCTTTCCTGTCCGAGTGAAATCAACGGGGTGTCGGTCGATACAGTGGCCCTGCGCTCCCCGACAGTGGGCGATGTGCGCGCGGCCAATCGTGACGCCGCCGGTGATGCCGAGCAGCGTGAGCTGGTGTTGTTTGCCTCGCTTGCCGGCGCGCCTATTGCGGATCTGGAGGGCTTGAAGTTGGTTGATTTTAACCGCCTGCAGGCCGGCTATTTTCGCATGGACCAAGACGACGGGGTTTGATCCTTCCGTCATGAAAATGGCCGCGAAACGTCTGGCGGCGGAAACCGGATTTTCCGCCGCCGAGATTCTGTCGATGCCGTTTGCAGAAATGGTGTGGTGGCTCACGGACTGAGCCGCCTTCGATAAGACTATGCAAATGAGGGCCATGACATGGCGAACAAAATCGCCCTCGGGCTGGTGATCGGCGGCGCCGTCAGTTCGACTGTCGGTGCTGCGTTTAAAGATGTTACAGGGCGCATCAAGCGTCTTGAGGCGGAAGGCAACAAGGCGCGTGTTTTACAGCGCACTATCGGCGACACCATTCGTTTGCGTGATGAATGGAAGAAAGCCCATGACAGCGGCTCTGAGGGTGCATCCAAGCTGTTGGGGCGATTGAACTCCAATCTCGACAGTTTGAAAAAGCAGGGCATCGAGGTCGGCCGGCTGGAAAAAGCCTATCGTTCCATGGGCCAGACCGCCAATAAAGCCGAGCTTAAAGCCCGGGGGCATCAGCAACTGGATGCTGGTAAGAACGGCATGAAAAGCACAGTCGGCGCCGCTGTTGTTGGTGTCGGCATGCTTGCTGTACCGACCAAGGTTAGCGCGGACTTTGGGGCCATTGTTCGTGACATCGCGATCAAGGCAGGCATTGCCAACAAACCACAAGAAAAGGAGATGTCGCGCAAGATCATCGATACCTCACGCGACACCGGCATGGCGCGTAACGATGTAGCCGACGTCGTCAACCAGCTGGTCGGCGCCGGCATGGAGTTGAGCAAGGCCCTGGAATATGCACCGGTCGCGGCCAAGTTTGTCGTGGGGCAGGGGTCGAGCGGTGTCGACACGGCGAAGATGATCAACGCCCTGGGGCAAAACGCCAAGATCACCGATCCTAAGCAGATGCAGCAGGCGCTGGAGGCGATTGCCTACCAAGGGCAGGCTGGCAGCTTCGAAGCGGCCGACATGGCTAAATGGTTTCCTGAGCTGTTGGCGAACATGGGCAGCCTGGGCATCACCGGCATGGATGCGGTGACGCAGTTGGGTGCCATGCTGCAAGTGCAGATGAAGTCTGCCGGCGGTGCCGATGAGGCAGCCAATAACCTCAAAAACTGGATGAGCAAAATCGGCTCAGGTGAAACCGTCAAGGCGTATGCAAAGGCCGGTATCGATTACAAGGGATCAATGCAGACCGGTTTGCAAAACGGTATGTCCACGCTGGAAGCCAGCATGGCGTTGGCGCAGAAGTATATTCAAGCCACCGATCCGAAGCGTGCAGCGGCGATGGCCGAGGCCACGGCAAAAATCAGCAAGGAATCCGACCCGGAGAAAGCCAAGGCGATGATGGCCTCGCTGGAGGAATCCTTGCGCACCGGTGACCTGTTCGCTGACATGCAGGTGAAGGCCGCGCTGTCGGCCTATATGCAGAACAAGGCGTTGTACAGCCAGCTCAAAAACGATTCGCGTGACGCCACGGGCATCCTCGATAAAAACCTCAGCGAGCGGCGTGAGGCGTCGTCGCAGAAGTGGGCCGAAATGGCTCAGTCGATGGATGACGCCATGCGCAGCGTGGGGGACGCGCTGCGCCCGGTCACGGACACCGTGGCTGAAGCATTGACCAAAGTCACCAAGGGTATTACTTCGCTTTCTGACAGCGCGCCTGGGGTGGTGACGGGCATCGCGGCTGTGGGTGGCGGACTTGTCGCGCTTAAGGGGCTGCTTAGTTCGTTCAAAATCGCCAAGGGTTTACTCAACGTCGCGCGGGGCTCGTTGGGTGGCAAGTCTGGTGAAGTGCAAAAGGTCTTTGTGACCAACGCTGAGGACGGCAACGGCGGCGGAAATAATGGCCAGCCCAAAGGTAAGGCCGGCAAAGCGCTGTCGTTGGTGGAGACCGGGCTCAAGGCGGTTGCTGCCCTTAAGGGCCAGTCCGTCGATGGCGACGCAGATGCGGCGGGGGAAGGTGGCAAGAAGCCGGGCAAGTTCGATGTGATAGCGACCGGCCTCAAGGTGGTTTCTATTGCCAAGGACGCCGCCTCAGGCGCTGATGATGGTGGTGGTGCGGCGGGATTTGATGGTGACGGGGTCAAGAAAGTTTTCGTGGTCAACGCCGGATCCCTTGGTGGCGGTGTTGGAGGCCCAGGGGAAGCGCGTCGGCGTAAGCCCGGATCAAAGCGAAACCCTCCACGACGTCGGCCGACGCCACCACGGGCGGGTCGACCACCGCGACCGCCAGTGCCACGGCCCCCGGTGCCCATTCCACGGCCGCCGATTCCACCGGTTCCGGTGCCTAGCGGTGCTTTGTCCAAGCTGGGCGGGGTAGTGCAAGCGGTCGGTAAGATCGGTAAAGCCGCCAAGATGATTCCCGGGGGCTCGCTGATGGAGGCCGGCGCCATGGCCTTCGAGACCTATGAGACCGCCAAGACCAAGGATGAAAAGGCCGAGGGCTATGGCGCTGCCGCCGGCAACCTTGCTGGCACTATGGCGGGCGCTGCAGCCGGGGCCGCGATTGGCTCCGTGGTGCCGATCATTGGCACCGCAATTGGCGGGCTGGTGGGTGCTTACTTGGGCAGCATGGGCGGCTCTGCGCTGGGTGGCGCAGCGGGTAAATCTTGGTTTGGTGGTGATGACGAAAAGCCCGCTCCACCGGTAACGCCGTTGCTGATGGCGCCCCGGCCGGGTCCAGCTATTCCGAGCCTGGCCACCATGGGCAAGTCATTCAATGGCGCGAGTGGTTCGGGTGCGCTGCTGATGGCACCGGCATCTCAGGCACCTGCGATGGGGGATGCGGCACGCTCCCTGGCAGTGTCCGCGCCGATCAAATCGGCGGCGGTGGCAATTCAGCCTAAAGAGACGGAGAAGCCCGCACCGGCCAAGGTGGATCAGAAGTTTGAATACTCACTGAGTATGCCGGTAACGGTGCAAGGGGATGTGAAAGACCCGCAGCGCCTGGCGCAAGACCTCATGCCGCATATGCGGTTAATGATGGCGGATGCAGCCAAACAAAACGCTGCGAAGCTGTATGACGAACCGCACCTGTAAGGAGGTCTCCATGGCTTACATGGAACAAATGCTGTCGAGCCTCAAGTACCTGGTCGAGGCTGGGGAGGCTGGGCGGCGCAGTGCTGACGGCATGCTGGGGCCGGTCAATGGCGCCATTCGGGAGTTAACCGGCGCGGCGTCCGAGCTGGAAAACATCCCGTTCGTGGGGTCGACTGTCGGTGCCAAGCTGCAGCGGGTGATGCGCGGCGTGGATGCAGCACAGGCCAAGGTCGGCCAGGTGGTATCCGTGTATGGCCGTGCGACACGGGCGGCCGCCGAAGTCCAGGAACGGATGGGCGCGCTGAAAGAACAAGCGGGCAAGGCTGCGACGGCGATCAATAAGATTGCCGGAAAGGTCAGCCCATCATTAGCCAACATCGTGCCCACCAGCGCATTTGCCATGGATGCCACACCGGCACCGGAAGCAGTGAAGCCGTTCCCGCACTTGCTAATCATCCAGCCCCGTGACCCCAAGGAGCAGCCCTACTATTTCAATCTGGACACTGCGGCTTTCGACGAGCTGAGCCGCTCGACCGAATTCCGCTGGGCCTCACAGGAGCGCCTGTCGCGCCGGCCGGCGCAGCAGGCTGTAGGCATCGGAGATGACAAGTTAACGCTCAAAGGGACGATTTACCCGGGTTTCAAGGGCGGGCTTAAGCAGCTCGACACGTTGCGCAGCATTGGGGCTAAGCTTCAGCCGCTCAGTCTGACCACCGGCTACGGCGATGTGATCGGCACCTGGTGCCTGAAAAACATCAACGAAGAACAGGGCGCGCTGCTGCACGGCGGGATTCCGCGTAAACAAGGGTTCAGTCTGGAGTTTGTGCGCTATGGCGACGACATGCAGAACGTCTGATGGGGACATGCTCGATGTCATTTGCCATAACATTTATGGCCATCTGAACGGCACTACTGAGGCGGTGCTGGACGCCAATCAGGGGCTGGCGGATGAACCCCAGCCCTACCGGGCCGGCGTGGTGATCTATCTGCCGGATCTGCCCAGCCCGACCGGGGAGGGGGTCAGCTTGTGGGATTGACCTCGGGCGCTCCCGACGCCGCCGGTCCGTTGCGTTACGCGTGACGGCCATTTGATTTTCTGTGACCCGCCATGTGCGGGCTTTTTTTGGACTAAATCCATGACACCGATGTTTCGAATCGTGGCGGATGGCGCCGATGTGACGGCCAAAATCAATGATCGGTTGCTGCTACTGCGCACCTCTGACAAGCCCGGGATGGAGTCCGACGAGTTTGAATTGCGCATCGATGACCGAGATGGGCAGGTGCTGCTGCCTCGGCGTGGCAGCTCTATCGAGATCTACCTGGGCTACGCGGAAACATCTTTGATGCGCCTGGGGCGTTACGCGGTGGACACGGTCGAAGTGTCGGGTCCGCCGGAAACGATAGTGATCAAGGGCAAGGCCAGCGACATGCGCGGCAGTGGCAAAACCATTCGTAGCGGTAGCTGGGAAGACGTGCCGCTGTCGAAAATCGTGGCCGACATCGCGGCGCGTAATGTTTGGCAGTCGGTGTGTCCGGTGGCAACGAAGGTCGCCCGGGTGGATCAGCTCAACGAGTCCGACTTTAATTTCATCACGCGCCTGGCCAAGCAATACGACTGCACGGCCAAGGTGGCGGACGGCAAGCTGTTGGTGATGCCGCGTCAAGGTAGCCAGACGGCAAGCGGTAAGACGTTCGGCGCTATCACCCTGACCAAAAGTGACCTCAGTCGATGGCAATTCAGCCTTGGGGATCGCAACTCTCACAAGGCAGTGGCGGCCAAGCATCAGAACAAGAAGGACGGCAAGCTGTCGGTGGTCACCGTTGATAACGACGACGCCCCGGATGGATTGCCGGCGGTGCATACCGATCGGCATATCTACCCGAACAAGACCGCCGCCGAGGCAGCCGCCAAGGCACGGCTGGCGGCGTTCAATCGCTCGACCGCCGACGTGCGTTTTGAGATGCCTGGCCGGACAGACATTTTTGCCGAACGCCTGATCAACGCCCAGGGTTTCAAGGTCGGTCTTGACGGCGAGTACTTAGCGGATTCGGTCGAGCAGGTGTTCACCCAGTCTGGCTGGTCGACCACGGTGGAGTGCAATGCCGGTAAGCAAGGTAAATCCAAAGGCAAGAAAAAGAAGGAAAAGAAGCCACTCAAAGTAGTCAGCGTCGAGAAGCAGTAGTGCATCCCATCGCCGCCTAAGTGCGGTTTTTTTATGTCTGGAGTTTTTATGCCCGTCACTGAACAACAGCTTCAAAGCATCATGCCGAACGCCCGCCGCCAAGCGGGCGTTTTTGTATCTGCCCTGAACACGGCTATGGGGCACCGGCAGATAAACACACCCAAACGGCAAGCCGCGTTCCTCGCGCAGGTCGGTCACGAGTCGGGTCAACTGCAGTACGTCCGTGAGCTGGGCGGCGATCAGTACCTGAGCAAATACGACACCGGCACCCTGGCTGCCAAACTCGGTAATACCCCGGAGCCAGACGGCGATGGCCAGCGCTATCGTGGTCGCGGCCTGATCCAGATCACCGGCCATGACAACTACCTGCGCTGCAGCCTGGCACTGTTCGGCGATGAGCGATTGCTACGCACGCCGGAATTGCTCGAACTGCCCCAGTGGGCCGCAGAGTCTGCCGCATGGTTCTGGTCGGTAAACGGATTGAACGCGCTCGCGGATAAAGAGCAATTCAACACCATCACCCGCCGGATCAATGGCGGCCTTAACGGTTTGGAAGATCGCCTGCAACTGTGGGCCAGGGCGAGGGCGGTGTTATGCGTCTCCTCGACCTGATCCCTGCTCAATACCGCATCGCGGCCATCGGTGTGTTGCTCATGATCTTGGCAGCCGGGGCTGCGGCCCTGGCATGGACTGCTCAAGGCTGGCGTTACGGCCAGCAGCTGGAGCGCCAGGCCAGGCTGCAGGCTGACACCCTCAACGAGTTATCCCAAGCCGCTGCTGCCCTGCAGCGCACCGAGCAGGAGAAGCGCTTCGCCCTGGAGCAGCGCCTGCAGAACAAAGACGAAACCCACCACAAGGAATTGACCGATGAGCAAACGAAGCAGGCTCGTCTGCGTGATCGCCTGGCTACTGCTGATCTGCGGTTGTCAGTCGTACTCGCCGCCACCGATGCCACCAGCAGCTGTTCAGTGTCAACCACCGCCACCACCGGCCGCGTGGTTCATGGCCCCACAAGAGCCGAACTTGACCCAGCGCATGCTCAACGAATTATCGGCATCACCGATGCCGGCGACCAAGGATTGATTGCCCTGCGGGCCTGTCAGGCCTACGCAAAAGAAGTTTCTACACCGAAGTAA